ACTTGGACTTTTACGTCCTAAACCTCCTTGAAGTTTTTCGATTTTTACACCTGATAATTCTGCCATTATTTCTTAGTATTAGAGTTTCTGTTTTCAGGGTTTTTGCCACCTTTTCCTAAAGTTATATTAACTTTTGGGGCATCCACTACTGGTGCGTCCACTACTGGAACTTCAACCTTTGGGGTTTCAATTACTGGAGCTTCAACTTTTGGAACATCCACTACTGGAACTTCAACCTTTGGGGTTTCAATTACTGGAGCTTCAACTTTTTCTGCATTGACGTCAATATTATTAACATCAACCTTTACGATGTCGCTTTTTTCAAAATGGTAAACTTTTAATTTACCTTTGTCAAGCTCAGCCAAATTTTGGCTAAAGAATACGTTTCCATCTTCTCTAGCAAAAACATTATCCTCTGACGGATATTGCTCAAACACTTCAAATGCTTTAGCTTTTAGTTCTTTTTTAGAATATATTTTCATTTTTTGCTTTTTAAATAATGATTAAACCCACCAAATTTTGTCCTTATACTTCCAAAACAAATAAATAATGAGAATAATAGGAATGAGCCATAAAAGCCAAATCCACCTTAAAGAAGTGCGCTCACTTTCTTTGTTTTTACTTTCTACTTGAGCTTTTATTTTAGTGATACTTGACTTAATACCTTTGTCAATAATTTTTGTATTACTTGAAGTTTCGGTATTGGTTTTTGCCTTGTTATTAGTTTTAGAGCTTGTTTTTTCTTCTGTATATGAAGTATTACTTAGCTCTTTTTGGTTTCCTTTATCGTCAATGAACGTGCTTGGTTTTGTTGGATCAATTGGTGTATAAATTTTCTTTTCGATTGTAGTTTCATCTGTAGAAGTAACCTCGTTGATAACTTTTACATTTGAGTTATCTTGAACCGTCAAATCTTTTTTATCGGTGGCTTTTTGTTCCAACTCATCAACCTTTTTTGTATTGCTATTTTGTACTTTTCGAGTACCACAACTAGTCATCCATAAGAGTAATAGTAAGAAGCCAAACCAACTAAATAAAGCGTATAATTTTGAATTTTTCATTTTTTATAATTTGGGATGTACAAATATTGCGGTTGAGTAATTTCTAACTCGTTTCATTACTTGACCTCCATTACTTTGATTTGTTAATGAAGTATTACCTTCTATACTTTCAAATGTTTTTTTATCAATTCCTTTGACAAATATTCCTGTGTGGTCATATCTACCATCCGAATTCCAATCAAAAAAAACAATGTCTCCAGGTACTGGTTTGGTAGTAATCCAATCTTTCTTTTTAAAAAAGACTACAGCGGTCTGACAACCTGCAAAGCCTTTTAAAAATCCTATTTTTGGAAGTTGCTTTCCTGCCATAGCATAAACCCAACTTACAAACATTCCACACCAAGCAACTCCATCAAGTCCAAACCATTTTCCGTATTTGGTTTTGTTGCTGTTTTTTGGAGATTCAACAACTCCAATTTCTTTTTCTGCGGTTCCTATAATTACATCCATTTTATCAATTTTTTAACCCCTAAGGGTGCAGTCGAGTCGCATTGACTTCGACTGCCTCTTTAAATAAATCAGACTGTCTATCCAATGATAGCGGCTACACCTTCATCACGAATGGCGATACCAATAAAGTAAAGCTCGAAACCGATTGTGTGTCGTCTGTTTTCTGGATCTTGTTCTGCGGCTCTCGCATAACGAACAACTGTACCAGATGCTTTGAAACAAGTTTTAGAGTGCGTAGCAATTGATGCTACTTGTGCGCCGTCCACAGCTCCAAAGGCAACTTTTACACCTGCAGTATAAGTTGGGTTGTAGGTACTTTCATAAATTGTAAATCCGTAGAAGTTTTTAGAAAGCACACCATCAATTGCATTATGATATTGTGTTGTAAACGTTTTGTCTTCATCCAATAAATCGGCAACGTGATCCGTGCATAAAACCAATATTCTACCTTCTTTAGGAACTAATAGTTTGTCCCACTTTCTTTTCAAGTTCGATACATCTTTAGCTCTTAATGTAGGTCTGCCGTTTGCATCGGGTGCGCCTGTACATACTAAAACTGGTGTAGTTCCTGTATTTGAGTTTGGAGCGATAGAATGTAAAGCGTGTTGACTTGTTTTATCTTCCAACTCCTCTCTGTGTTGTTCTTGAACGTCTGAAACTTTCTCGTATGGTAATGCGTATAATTCTGCCGCAGTTACGGTTGTATTTGTAGTTTCGTATTTGTTCAAAGAAAGCACTACGTGAGAGTCATCTCTACCTGCAGAAACAATAGGATATACACTATTATTGATTAATACCGTTGGTGCGGCTCCACGTTTTGGGATTTTAATTACATCGTTATTTACCCAACTTTGCTTACTTTTCAATGCACCCAACCAAGTATTATCGTGGCGGAATTTTTTAAGCATTTCTTTTTCTGCAGTTTGGTTTAATACTGGTAATGCAACAGGAGTTACAGCGGCCATTTGTGTGTGATGGTCATTCATGCCAAAGGCATTAGCCACCAAAGATGCGCCCAAACATAGGGCTAATAAAAACACGACTTTAAAAAGTCCTTTTAACTGATTTTTTTTCATTTTCTGAATTTTGGTTTTACTTATTTTTTATAATTTCTTGACTTATGGAATAACTGATTTAACCGAAGTAAGCCGCTTCGAGTTTTTTAAATCTTTCTGGTTCTTTAGACATCATTTCCATTAATGCCTCAGGGTCGTTTTCTTGAAAATTTTCTAATGTCCATTTTTCACGTCCTGTAGCCGATGTTCCTGTTTCTTCTATTTCTGCAGAAATTTTAGTAACTCCTTGCATAGCGTTTAGAATTGTTTTCGTGCCTTCAAAATCAGCATTTGCCAATTTCAAGTAATTGTCTTTTAGATCGGCTGTGATTTTTTTCTCTAAAATCGCCTGATCTACCAATGCAGTTGCCATTGCTTCTTGATTCGCCTTTGCATTTGCCTCTAGAGTTTCCGTTTTGGAAGCTTTGGCTTCAAGTGCTGCTAAAGCCGCATCAATTTCTGCATCGGTTGCATCTGCCGAAAGTTTTAATCTACTAATCAGTTGTTTTCTTTCCATTTGTTTATGGTTTTCGTTATTAATTACTGGAATCACAGGAGCGGCAACTGCTTCAAGTATTTTTATACTTTCGGCCGTTACCTCCTCCGTCTGGTCTAAAATCGTATCCAACAGTCCTAGAGCTTTGGCTTCATTTGCAGTCATCCAATAATCGCCTTGTGCAAAAAACTCCTCGATTTGTTCGACTGTCTTATTCATTTTAGTTGAATAGGCAGTTTTGTAATCTTCGGTTGTGTTTTCTAACAATTTCAAATCCGCCTTAATAGTGATGACATCGCCATAAGTTCCCAACTTTGGACGATGGATCATAATTTGAGAATTTGGAAAAGCGACACTAGGAAACTGTGTCATAAAATAGGTTGCAGCAGAAGCGGCAACCGAGCCAATTTTAATAGTAACCTTTGGTAGTCGTTTCAAATCGTTGCACATTTCTGTAGCTTCAAAACAATTTCCGCCAGCACTATTTATATACACTTCTACATCGACAACACCCGTTTTTAAATACTCATCAACAATTGTTTTAATCGTAGAAGATGAACTTTGGGAGTATTCACTAATACGGTCAACAATTCTGATGGTTCCAGTTGTTCCACTTGCAGACGCTTCTATAAATGTTCTAGGTTTCGGCATTAAATTTTAGTTTTTTATCCTTTTTGAGATGACAAAGTTTAGGTTTTAACACCGGGTAAAAAAAAGGACGTTCTTAATCAGTAACACACAAATACTGAATTAGTTAAATACAGTTACTGAATTGTAAAGCCAATTGAATTTTTACAGCTGATTACAACAACTTTGTACCATAGAAATAACAGTATGGCAAAGGAAAAAGAGAAAAGAATCGCTTTTGATTACTACACAAATCAAGGATTTACAGCAAAAGCCATTTCAGAAATAGTAAATGTTTCTGAAAAGACTATTGGCGACTGGGTTGAAAAAGGCAATTGGAAGTCTGTGCGTGATGCCAATATGAATAGCTCACAAAATAGGGCCTCAAAAATTAAGGAACTCATCAGCGAATTAACGGAGCAACAACTTGAAATTAACATCGAAGTTAAAGCCGCTAAAGCCGACGGAGACAAAGAGCGAGTAATTGCACTTCGTCAACAATCTGCGTCCATATCTCAAGAAGTTGCCATACAAACCAAAGCACTTGAGCGAATGGATAGTGACAACAAAATTTCATTAGGCGTTTATCTTGAAGTAATGACCGATGTCTTTAAAAATCTTGAGCATTACGATAAAACTATATACTTAAAAACTTTAGACTTTCAAGAGTCTCATTTATCAACTATATCAATCAAATTAGGATGACAGTATTAAAGATTATTTTGAACCTTATGATAAATAGGGCACCATTAAAACAATACTATTTAAACGTTGGCTCTCACTTATTAAAAAAAGGAGCTGGCTTTGAAGTAGGACAAATTGTAAAAGAAAAACACCTCCGCAATGGGATGTATAGAGTAAGTGTAATTACGGGACTTTTTTACAATTTTCAAGAGAATAAAGTTACCCACACGGCAGATAAAAAAATAATGAAAGTAGATGAAAAGAAACGATAAAGCCACTCTCGAACGCTATAAAAAGAAGCTCGAACTTTCACGTTCGTTCTCAAATGTAAATCCATTTGAGACCGATAAGGAAAAGCGTGAAGCCATTGAAATGGCAAAAAAGAGTTTTAGCTTTATGGTTAAACGATACTTTCCGCATTATGCTACTGCCGAAACTCCTGATTTTCATATTGAATTTGCCAACAAAATAAAGCGTGAAAAAACGATAAAAGCTTTTTGTGAATGGGGACGAGCTTCCGCAAAATCAGTTGTAAACTGTGTACTTATACCGTATTGGTTATGGCTAAACGGAGAGCCAGTTTACCTAATCGTTGTTGGAAACAATGCCGACAGAGGTAAACAACTTTTAGAGGATATAAGAGCCGAATTTGAAACCAATCCGCAAATCATTAATGACTTTGGAGAGCAATACAATCAAGGGAGTTGGGAAGATGGTTTTTTCATCACTAAAGGTGGGTTTATAGGTCAATCTTTGGGTATGGGACAATCTGTAAGGGGTTTGCGTGTTAAAAACAAACGTCCTACTCATATTGTGCCAGATGATATTGAAACCAAAGATTTGAACGCAAACGAAGTACGCCAGTTAAAAATGGCTCGTTGGATTGAGCGGGATTTAATTCCAACAATGGATGGCGAAATAAGAAGGTACATTCACTCAAACAACCGATTTGCTCCAAAAATGGTGCAAACTATTTTACAAGAATTACACCCTAATTGGTGGGTTCATCGTGTTGGTGCATACGACCCTGTAACCTATGAACCTGTGTGGAAGGCAAAATATTCAAGCGAATATTTTAAAGCCGTAGAAGAGGATATTGGAGTGTTGGCCGCCAATGCAGAATATAACAATAAGCCACATATTGAAGGAACAATTTTTAAAGCCGAAGACATCCAGTATGCACCATTGCCAAAACTAAATACTTTCAAGATAATTTTTGGTTATTGGGATGTTGCCTATTCGGGAACTCAAAGCTCCGATTATAATGCTATTGTAGTACAAGGCTTAAAAGAGCGAGATTTTTGGGAAATTGATTGTTTTGTAAAACAGTGTAAAATGCACGAAGCTTTGGCTTATATGTGTCAATTTCAAAAATCATTACCCGAAACGGTTATAGTACATTGGGTTTTTGAAAGTCAATTTTGGAATGATGCCGTAGAAAGTGCTATTCGTGATGCCGAAAGGTTATTTAATTGCCGTTTAAACATCATTAAAAGAGACCGACCGCGTGCCAATAAATATGATAGAATGTTACAATTACAACCCTATTATCAAAATGGGCGTTTCTTTTATAGCGAAAAATTAAAACATAAAAAGGATCATCAAGTAGCGATGGCACAACTTTATGGAATTGAACCCGGGTACAACTCAAAAGATGATTATCCTGATGCAAAAAAAGGAGTTACAGACGAATGTGAAAAATATGTAACGTTTGCTGGTTCTGAAAATAGCAATTACAAATCAGGGCAAATGCGCCCAAAAAACGAACGTATATGATTTATATTGATAAAGATTATTTGATTAGTCACGCACAAGAACGTTTTATAGATGAGAGTTCCCAAAATAACGAGGATATTTTAGACCAAATCGAATTGGCACAAATTGCAATCATAAAAACATATCTCGGGACCAGGTATAATGTCAATACAATTTTTGACGAAGACAGTCCGATTGAAAACGAAGTGTTAAAAGAGATTTTAGCAAAGCTCGTTTTATACAAATTAATTAGAAGAAACGCCGCTCGAAAAGTACCAAACGATTATAAAGAGCAATACGATGAGGCAATGAAAACGCTTAAAGAAATTGCAACGGGCATCATTCGACTTGACGGAGTTCCGTCTGCAGTAGATGCATCTGGAGCTGTAGTAAGTAATTCTATTTCGGGCAATTTATCCAATCCAAATTTTTACATATAATGGAAAATCCTTTTAAAACCGTCTATACAGCACTTGAAAATCGTGTATTGCGAAATGCTGACCCTCGAAAACTAAAAGTAGTTGCAGAAGCCAGTAACTCTAGTAAAAACTATTCTGGACAATTAGAATATGAATCGGTAACGATGCAGTCTAAAAATCTTGCAGAATGGAAAAGCGCCATACAATTAGCAACCGACCCCGAAAATCCCGATCGTTCTGGTTTAAGGACTTTATATGAAAACCTGCTTTTAGACAATCACCTTGCATCAGTAATTGACTCACGGATATTATTTTGTCAGCGTTCTACATTTAAGATTGTTAATGAAAGTGGCGAAGAAAACGAAGAGCTGAGCAAACTTTTTGAGCGTACCTGGTTTGAAGAATTGGTGCGCCTTATTTTAATGGCACGTTTTCAAGGCACTACATTAATTGAGTTGTTTGATGTTGATGCAATGGGTGAACTTTTAGAAGTTAATGAGATTCCTTTGGGCTATTTCAACCCTAAAAAAGGCATCATTACCAAAACACCGGGTGAAGATAAAGGATGGCCATACAAAGAAGGAACTATGGCAAATTACTACCTTCAAGTTGGTAAGGACAAAGATTTAGGAATGTTGGCTCAAGTAGCGCCTATTGTTTTAGCTAAAAAATTGGGACTTGGTGCGTGGCTTGATTTCGTAGAAAAGTACGGAGTGCCGCCATTGTTTATTACTACAGACCGTGAAGACGATAACCGATTAAATCAATTGTTTGAAGCGGCTCAAAGTTTCAAATCCAATCACTTTATGGTTGGTCGTGGAAACGAAAAATTTGAAGTTCCATCAATAAGCTCCAACAATCCATCAGGTGCGTTTGATCCGTTAGTTGAACGTGCCAACTCTGAAATATCAAAACGTTTTTTAGGAGGTACAGGATTAACCGATGAGAAAGGTTTTGTGGGTTCGGTTGAAATTCAATTTAAGTTAGCAAAAGACAGATTTGAAAGCGACAAATTAATGATTAAAAATGTCATGAATAAGCTCGTATTTCCTAGACTTATAAAGTTGTCTCCTGTATATTCAGGCTTAACAGGACAATACTTTGAGTGGGACAATGCCGAAATTAGAACCTCAAAAGAAATCGCCGAACTCGTAGATATTTTAGGAACTCAATTTGAAATAGATCCCGATTGGGTTTCACAACAAACTGGCGTTCCAATTTTGGGACAGAAAATGTCAAAGGCTCCAGTTGATCCCGCACAACAGGAATTAAAAAAAAAAGTCAAGTAGAGGCGATTTTTAAACTACTTGAGGCGTCTTATCATTTTGAAGATTGTGGATGTGCCACTTGTACAGGTCAAAAACCAATTATAGAAGCACTAGACTTTTCTAGTTATGATGCGCTTATTGATACCATTGCAAAGCAATTGCACGAAGGTAAAATTAAACCCGAAGACTTAAATATTGAGTTAATAAAGCAAACTTACAAGGACTTATCTAGTGGCGCAAAAGAGGGTTTTGGAAAATCGTGGGAAACGCAATACACTAAAAAAGGAGACGAAACGGTTGTAACTGAACTTAAAAAAAATCTTTACACGTTCGCGGGTGCTAAATCGTACGCAATGTTAGAAACGGTTAATAAAATGCTATATTCTCAAGACGGCAAAATGCGCCCTTTTAATGAGTTTAGCCAAATGGTGCGAAAGGTTAACGCACAATATAACAAACATTGGTTACAAGCCGAATATCAAACGGCACGAGCTGCTGCTCAAATGGCAAACAAATGGCAAAAAATACAAGCCGAAAAAGAATTGTTT